AAATCAGGATAATACCAGGACGGCAGTTTGCATCCAGGAATAGCACCGCAGCCATTTATGCGGCCCGCATTTGATGGGCAATCTAGCGCCGCCATCATGGCCGCCGGTGAATATATCAAAAAACGCTTAGCAACCAAACACGGCATGGACACTGCGGACGTGAATATTGAGGCCGAAGAATGAGTGGCGTGGCTATTGTTCGTTATTTGTTGATAGATAACGCCGATCTTGCCGCCGTCGTTTCCGCCGACAAAATCAAGGCGGGCGTGATTCCGATCAATACGGCGCTACCGGCGATTTCAATTCGGCAGATCAGCGGAATTGAACATGAATTGATTAAGCGCGGCACAAACCAGCTTGTAACCGAGCGCATACAGGTAACGGCAATGGCTGGCACATACCCGCAGCAGAAATCTATATTGAATTTAATAAGAGCGGCACTGCCAGCAACGCGCGGCACTGTCAACGGGTTTTCAGTAGACAGCATAACTCCCGACATGGACGGGCCTGACTTTCAGTACGATGACCCAGTGATATTTGAACAATCAATTGATTATATGGTGAGATTTATTAGATAAAGCAGTAAAGCAGAGCACCCAACAGCCCAGGCATCGTCGTGAGACGCCCTTGGGCTTTTTTTTGACCTAAACGCCGTGATGGCGCAGGAGAAAGCAAGATGGCCGCACATACAGCAGCAGCAAGTTTTACCGACACAACGTATGCAATCAGCGCAGGACTGCCAGCAACTTATGATGCATCAGGTTACGGCGCAACGACAATAACTTACACAACGATTGGCAAAGTTGAATCTTTCCCTGAATTCGGTTCTGAGCGCCAGATAAATGAATTCGAACCAATCAACGGCGCGGTCGAGTATCTGAAAGGCACAGCTCGTTACGGGTCTGGCGACATGGTTATGGCCGACATTCCAGCCGATGCCGGGCAGGTGATTTTGAAAGCGGCGGACGCATCCGCAAATCACTACTCGATGAAAATCACTTATCCAGACGGTGAGATTCATTATCTGGATGTGCTGGTTTCCAAGTGGAAGCTCACGCAAGCCGGATCTGGGCAGGTAATGAAGCGCACCGCTGGCATTAACGTATGCAAAGCGCCAGTCGTAGTCGCCGCAGTATAAGGGCGCGCATAAATGGACATTAAAAAATATGCCGTTTCTGCTACCTCGAAATTACACCTGCGCGACGCTAACGATGAATTGATGCTGACGGAAGATGGTAATCCGGTAAGCGTCAATTTATACGGCCCAGGCTCAAAGCAATTTGCACGTGCCCAAGCCGCGCAGAATAACCGAATGCTGGATAAATTAAAGCGTAAAGGAAAGAGCGACCAAACGGCGGAGCAGCGTGCCGCCGAAGCCGCTGAATTCTTGTCTGACTGCACCGAATCATTCGAGAATCTGGAATACGACGAATTGACCGGTAATGCGCTTGCTATTGCTGTTTATTCGGACATAACGATTGGTTTTATTGCTGACCAGGTAGCGAAATATATCAACGACTGGTCAAATTTTACCAAGCCCTCAGCGAAGAATTAGAAATTTTCATTCGTCACATGGCATGGCTAAACGCTGTGCCAGACACGAAAAAAGAGGGCGAACCATCAAGGCGCGCATTTTTTGAAGGGCAGAATTTGCCAATTGAAATGCCGCCCGTGTCAGCCGGTTACGTGCTTGATTATCTTTACGAGCTTGGCGTCAGTCTTGGCGATCAGCCGCTAACTCATGGCGAAATAGAAAGCTGGCAGAAGAATACCGGGATTGAATTGGACTCATTCGAGGCGCGGACATTGAAAAAACTATCTGAAGCTTATATGCGCGAATCAATCAGCGCCAGAGATGCCGACGCTGAAACTGCGTGGACTGATGCGCCGCGATATATGAGCCTTAAATATATTAAGTCTGTTAGGGCAAAAGAGGCTATCAGAAAGGCGGCGAATATATGATAGCCGGACAACTCGAAATTCAATTGCTTGCCAATATGGCGCGGCTGCAGACCGACATGGACAAGGCAAAGCGCACTGTCAGCGGGGCAGTCGACACGATGAACAGGGCGTTGGGCACGATTGGTATCGGTGTTTCAGTGGCCGGTCTTGCGGGCATGGTTAAGGGCGTTATTGACGCCGGGGACAAGCTCAATGATCTGCGCAAGATCAGCGGTTTGACGGTCGAGCAATTGGGCGGATTGGAAAAGCAAGCCAAGCTTAACGGATCGTCGTTAGATCAAGTCGCGCGCGCTGTTGGTGTGATGTCGAAGAATATGTACGCTGGGTCGGACGCATTTAAGGCGCTGGGAATACAAACACTGGCTGCGGATGGTGGTCTACGCGATGTGAATGCTGTGCTTTTGGACGTTGCGGATCGATTCTCCCGAATGAAAGACGGAGCGGAAAAGTCGGCGCTTGCTAATCAGATTTTCGGAAAATCAGGCCGTGATTTGATTCCGATGTTGAGCGAAGGCCGCGCCGCAATGGAGGCCGCCACGGCGTCTTACGCTAAGAATTCCGGCATGACGCAAAAATTGGCGGAAGATTCCGACAGATTCAACGACATTCTAACGATGTTAGGTGGCAGGGTAACAGCCGTTAAGAATTCATTTGTCGGTGAATTGCTGCCGACGCTGATTAACATCGGTAACGCGATGTTAACGACAACTGAAGGGACAAACAAATTTAGCTTCGCGGCTCAGGTTGTTGTCCCCGTTTTGAAAGGACTTGCGCTTGCCGGTTATACGGTTGTCGATACATTCCGGGGAATGGGTCGGGAAATAGGCGCGAGAGCCGCTCAATTGACTGCGCTGGCAAATATGGATTTTTCGGGCGCCAAATTTATTGGGAGCGCACTGGCAGAGGATAACGCCAAAGCTCGCGCAGAGTTCGATAAGTTTTTCAAAACGATCATGGACGGCGAATCTGTATTGCAAGAATCGAATTCTGAGCAGAAGAAAATGCTTGATTTGCAAATGCAGTTACCGGCCAGCATAGATAAAACAACAAGTTCAGCAAAATTGTATAACGCAGAGCTATACAAACTCAAACAGGCGCAGCTTGAAGTACAGGGCGCGCGCGAGATCGAATACCAAAAACTCAAACAGCATGAGGCCATTTTAAAACGCGCCGAATCTGTAACCCAATCCGTTGCTACAAAGCAGGAAATTTATAATAAAACGCTAGAAGAATTGAACCGGCTGCGGCCTTATTTGAGCGTCGATGCGTATACCAAGGCGCTACAGAAGGCAGAAAAAGAGCTAAAAGACGTTACTATAAATACCAGAACAGCAACCGACGAAGTTTCGCAAATGTGGATTCAGGCAGGGCGCAATATCCAAAATGCGCTTGGCAATATGGTTTTTGATTTCTTCAACGGCGGCTTGGATGACATGGTGCGCAATGTAAAAAATGCTGTTTTGCGTATCGTTTCAGAATTTGCCGGGCTGCGGATTGCACAAACTTTAGGCTTAACATCATTATTTGCTTTGCCGGGCATGGCTGGCGCAAGCACCGGCGCGGCGGCATCGTCCGGCCTTGGTCTTGGCGGCATGTTGAATATCGGCAGCATGGGAACCAGTCTAATGTCGATGTTTAGCGGCGGATTTGGGTCTATGGGATTAATCGGCGGCGGGTTATCTTCGCTTGGCGCTGCGACAGGATCGGGGTCGCTGGCTGCATTTGGTGGCGGTCTTGCTGGTGATGCTATTGGTGGGTTGGCCGCCGGTGGGTTTTCAGCAAGCGCAGCATCTGCGGCAAGTATGGGGGCTGCATTCGCTGCGGTCGCTGGCCCGGCGATTGCCATTGCAATGGCATCAATGTTGGGCAAGGCGCTTGCAGGTGACAAGCAAATAATCGGCGGCAAAACGGGAGCGATGCTTAACTATATTCCGATAATCGGCGTGTTAAGCGCATTATTCGGCCACGGCCCTTATAAATTCCGCCAGCAATCATTACAAGGCACAGCTGGCGCTAACGGTTTTGATGGGTCAATGACGGACGTTTATCGGTCGAAAGGCGGACTATTCGCCAGCAACAGGCACAAAGAATTCATTAACCCGCTGAACGCGCAAATGAACGCGCTTTTCGATCAGACCATTCGTGGCTTTTCTAGCTCGGTTCGTGATTTTAGCGAAAACATGGGAATCAGCACCGACATAATCGATACATGGTCGATGGAAGTGCAGATCAAATCCGAGAAAGGCAAAAAACTGACCGAAGAAGCTGTTTCGGAATTACTTGAGAGTTTCGGTAATGAAATGGCGCGATCTGTTATTCCAGGCATTGACGAACTAAGCCGCGCCGGTGAGTCCGCTTATCAGACCCTAAAACGATTAAATAATGAATTCGAGTCATTAACCAATGCTACAACAATTCTTGGTTTTAGCATCGCCCAGGCTTCTGAAATAATAAAACAAAAATCGTACGAACAGCGAACCGCATTCATTGATTTATTTGGCGGCCTTGAGTCATTTAACAGTCAGATAAGCTTTTTCATGCAAAACTTTCTGACACCGGCAGAAAGACTCGCTCCGATGGCTGAGGCGCTTGGCAATGAATTGAATAATCTTGGCATTGTTTCTTCATTGACGAATGAGCAATTCAAGGCGCTAATTCAATCGTACGGAAAATTAGGCGGAATTAATGATGCGCAGTTAGTTGGACTGATGGCGCTGCAACAGCAGGTCTTACAAGTCAATCAGCTAAAAGAGCAAACGATCAATGCGACAGACGAATTAATCGGATCTGAAACAAGTCTCGCGTCTTTACGCCAGCAACTCGCGGCTGCTTACAATAAAGAGCGTAACGAATTGCAGCAATCGGTCGATAAATTTAAGCAAATCTCGCAAACGTTGCGCGATTTCCGCGACAGTCTAGCATTAAGCGAGTTGTCGCCATTGACACCGGCGGAACAATTAAGAGAGGCAGCGGATCAGTTCAATAGAGTTCGTTTGCTTGCAGAACATGGCGACGCTGGCGCGCTTGAAAGATTGCCTTCTGTTGCTCAGGCATTTTTACAAGCAAGCCAAACATACAACGCATCAAGCGCCGCTTATATTAGCGATTTCAACTTAGTCCAAGCCGCGCTTGAAAAAGCTTCGCTATCTGCTTTGAGTCAATCGCAAATGGCACAAGAACAGCTTAATTTGCTAGAAGATAGCGTCGGGGCTTTGATTGATATCGACGATGGCGTTAAAACGACAAACGAACTTATCAGGCAGATCATCGCGCTACAGCAAGCCGCAGGCGTCGGCGGCACAGTAGGCGGTGGAACAACCGGCGGCATCGATGCAATTTTGCAGCAATTATCGAGCATGGTTTCATCTGGCGCGTCGGTGATAGATCAATATAACTACGCAAGTCAGAACAATTTAACGACGGCACAGGTTTCGCAAGCGACTGGATATACCGCGCCGGAAATAGAATCGTACATTACTCAAAACAATCTGAAACCGCTGACCGGATCAACGGCTCTATACACTCCGACTGTTTCGGATCAGGACATTATTGATTATGTGAATTCGGGCGCTACTTTACGCCAAATTTACGAACAAGCTATCGAAAACGACGTTTCTTCGGCAAGGTTAGCCAGCGTAACAGGCTGGTCGCAGCAGGACATACTTGATTGGGTCGCTGCGCAAGGTGATTTGGCAGCTTTCGATACCGGGACAGATTATGTGCCCAAAACCGGTATAGCGTTGTTGCACAAAGGCGAAGCGGTACAACCGGCAACGATGGGCGACGAAATCAAGTCGCTGCGTCAAGAACTCGCTGAATTGAGACGCGAGCAAGCAAAACAAATGGCCGATCTGATAAACGTAACGGCCATAACCAACAAACAAAACGCAGAAACCATCGTTAAATCGCACCGAGAAACAGTAAAAAGCGAAAACTGGAATCGGCGCGCAGCGGTTAATTTGAGGTAATAAAAAATGGCATTGATATTCTTTACAGGATTTGATACTTACGCAACGGCTGATATTACAAAAGAATTTACCACGGTAACAGGTTTTTCAACGTCCGTTCCAGGGATATATGAAACTGGAGGCAGGCGCGGCGGCGGTGCGCTGCGTGCGCCAAATAATGAAAGCTTCGGATCGTCAGCATTAATAACGCTTCCTAGCTCCGTAACCACATTTGTTTGCGGCTTTGCTTTTTACGCAAACATATTTTATACAGACAAGACATTCGCTTTATTTAAAGATTCAGGCACAAAACAGTTAGAACTACAAATGAACAGCGACGGTACGATTGACGTTACAAGAAACGGTACTGTTTTAGGTACAAGTTCGGCGTCAATGTCGACTTTTACATATCACTATATTGAATTTAAAGCGACGATCAATAATTCGACCGGATCGTATGAGCTGCGCTTGGATGGGGTCAATATCTTGTCTGCATCCGGCGTGGATACGCAAAATACGGCAAACGCATCTATTAATAGCGTGACTTTGGGGTCGCCATCCGAAAATATGGGCGGCGTTGGTTATTTCGATGTCGACTGGCGATATGATGATTTTTATGTATTAGACACCACGGGATCGGCTCCAAATAACAATTTTTTGGGTGATGTTCGCATTGATTCTGTTTATCCAACCGGCGATGGTAATTACACACAGTATTCATTAAGCACCGGGTCGAGCCATTATCAGCTTGTCGATGAAGCGACGCCAAATACGACAGATTATGTTTATAACGGCACCGACGGTAATAAGGACAGTTTCGCTATGGGCAACGTCGCGGCGCTGACAGCACAAACAATTTATGGCGTGAGGGTAAAAGCGGCGGCGCTTAAAGACGATGCCGGGACAAGGACACTGAAAGTCGGCGTTAGATCCGGGTCAACTGATAGCGTTAGCTCCGCACAGGCTCTTACGACGTCGCAGCTATATGTTTCTCACATTTTAGAGACTGATCCGAACACATCGGCGGCTTGGACTGAATCCGGCGTGAATGCTCTTGAATCGCTAATCGAAACGGCGTCATAAAGAATGACTGACGTAAGAGTCAGCCAGGTCGTTGTCGAGGTTTTACGGTTAAATACCGCCCCGAATTTAAGAGCAAGCCAGGTTACAGCGGAAGTTTTACGCATCAAAAGACCGGCGGCACTGGTAAGCCAGGTTACGGCGGAGGTTATAAGGCGCGACAAAACCGGCTTTGAGGTCGCAATCGACACAAGCGCCAGCGTCCGGTGCATTTTGGCTGAATTAAAAGTGAGGTCGGGGGGGGCGGAAACGACAAGGTACATTTCATCAAGGCCGTATGTTGACTCGGTGGCTGGGCGCGTTTATTTGCCTGTTTTACGGGCAAGTTCTGTTCAGCTAGTCGAGCGACTCAGTATTGACGGTACAAGCACGATAAATTTTGGCGATATTGAGGCAGACAATACGAGCGGCGAGCTTGACGGCTGGTTTAACGATATTTGGTCGAGCCGTGCGGTGACTGTGCTTTCCGGCGATGTGCGATGGCCGCGCGCCAATTTTAACGTGATTTTCAATGGCGTTATTGAGGACATCGGCAGCAAGGCGCGCGATACGGTCAATTTTGCACTGCGGGACAAATTGCAACGGCTTAATACCACGGTATCGGACACGAAGCTTGGCGGATCAACCAGCAATAAAAACGAACTGATCCCGTTATGTTTCGGTGAGTGCTTTAATGTATCTCCGCTGCTTACAAATCCGGCGACGCTTGAATATCAAGTGCATAACGGCGGAATCGAATCGATTATTGAAGTGCGTGACAATGGCGTGCCTGTCACTAAGACGGCCACGCTTGGCACTGGCAAATTTACGCTTGCGGCAACGCCAGCCGGTAAAGTGACGGCCAGCGTACAAGGGTCAAAAGGGGCGTCATATCAAAATAATGTAAGGCAGATCGTGCAAATGCTGGTTACCAACTACGGTACACCGGTATCAAATAGATTTGTCGGCGCTGATTTGGACACATTCAATCTTGACGAATTTGAGACTGCAAACCAACAGCCAATCGGCGTTTATTTGGACGGGCGCGAGAATCTTTTAACAGTGTGCAGCGAGATTGCCGGGAGCGTAGGCGCGCAGCTCGTCATGAGCCGCGAAGGAAGGTTGCAATTGATTAAGGTCGACATTCCTGTTGCCAGCGAGTACGACATAACGGCTGACGACATTATTAACGGAACTCTGGCTATATCTGAGAAAGTGCCGGTAGTTGGGGCTTTTAAGCTTGGCTTCGATAAAAACTACACAGTGCAAACCGGCTTGCTGACCGGGATACCCGCTGCGCATAAATCGCTCTATGCTCAGGAATGGCTAACGGTAACGTCATCGGACGCCACCGTTAAAACCAACTATCGGCAAAACGAAGAGCCACAGCAGCGGGACACATTTTTATTGACAACAACGGACGCGACGGATGAAGCCGACAGATTGCTTGCGCTATTCAGTGTGCCGCGTTTTGTGGTCAGTTTTGAGTCACCGGCTTCGATGATGTTTTTGCGCCTTGGCGATGCAGTCACTATTTATCATGATCGCTTCGGACTTGATGCGGGGCGCATCGGTATGATTATCGGGCTGTCACTGGATTGGGACAAGCACATAGTTAAAGTCGAGGTATTGATCTGATATGGCAACAGTCGTTAATGATCGGGACGTGATTTTGCAAGCTGCAAGCCCACGGCTTGAGCGTGTGCGCATGCCGACATCGTTCGATGTTGCTGGCGACCTGTCAGGCACGCTTTTAGAAATACCGGTTCAGACTGTTTTGGATGATGTCGCTTACGCAACCAGCGGCGATGCAACGATTGATATTTTGGAGGCATCTGGAACAACTATCGTCGTTACATCAAGCACATTATTCAGCACTTCCGCGTCGGCTTATCCATCGGTATTTATTGGCGCTGGCGGGATATTCAGCAAAAACGCAAGCAATGTGACGACATTTTCGCTTACCGGCGCAACCGGAGCGGCGTATTTTGCCGGGGACGTTGTGACTGGCGGCGATGTGAAAGTTTCCGGCAATAACACGTCATCAATCAGCATTACCGTTGCTGGCAGCAGTTACCAGATTGACTATTCAGCCTACATGGAAGCGGCAACAAACGCATCATCCGGCACTAAGTGCCGCGTTGGCGTGCTTGGCGTATCAACCGCATCGACAAGTCAATATAACGTCGGCGTGGTTGGTCAAGCACCGTCGACATCGAAGGGGATCGGTGTTTTTGGCGAGGGCGGAGCGTTTGGGGTCATTGGATCTTGTACTGATACCAACAATCCCGGCGTATATGCAAACAATGTAAATTCCGGCGGCCTGGCATTGAAAGTTAACGGCAAGATGGAAATCACAGACTCTACCAAAGTCACTAATTTAAACGCGGAAAAATGGAACGGGCACACTGTCGCCGCGAATGTCGGCACTGGATCGACCACGGTTACGCAAGATTTGACCAACAAGCCGGGCGCATCGACTTCAAACAACACTTGGCTAGAGATCAAGGTGAACGGCAACGATTACGTTTTTCCGGTTTGGGCGAAATAAAAAATGGCTGACAATTTAAAAATTATTTATACGAATTCAATCGATGACGCGACCACGATTGCAGCAACATCCGAGGCGACGGGGTTTGATATTGAAAACGTGCAGACCGATGCAAAAATAAAAACGTGGCGTTCGACAAGCTTATCAGCGCAGACATTAACCTTCACTTGGTCGACCGGGCAATCAATCGGCGGTGTGGCGCTGGCATTCACGAATTTGATTCTGAATTCAACGATCCGTATCAAGTGCTACACGCTGGCTGCGGATGTTTCAGCAGCATACGATTCCGGCGTCAAAACACTGTCGTTTGTTTATCCGCCCCCGGCAGGTTTTACGACAAACAATTCAACATCATTCGCTTACGGCGGCGGGAATCATTGGTCATGGTTTTTTACGCAGGCAAGTTTTGAAAAGCTAGAAATAATAATTAACTCCGCCGGTAATCCTGATAATTACATGGAAGTTAGCAGGGTTATTGCCGGGGCGGTTTGGTCGCCGGTTTACAACGCAATGATGAATTTCCCGGTTGCCTGGGATGATTTGACATCGAGCGTCAGACTTGAATCCGGCGATCATGTCGCGGAGCGCAACCCGATTTCAAGATCAATGAATATCAATCTTGCCGCAATGCGCCAGGCCGACAAACAAACGCTTTCGACAATCATCCGCAGGAACGGTGCGTCAGAACCTGTCTTTGTGAACGCAATGCCGCAGGCTTCGGTCGCGGAAGATGAGGCGCATTTGCAAATTTACGGCAGATTGAACAACGAATTTTCAATCAATATGTTCGGCGTTGATCTGTATGAATCGCAACTGTCGGTAATTGAGATATAACCGGGGGCATTTATGGCTGCAAAATTGTATGTCGGGCGCGATGTAACGTTTACGTTAACGATTGGAACGGGATTTGTTATCGGGGATATTGTGTCGATGGATTTCACGCTTGCAATGGTTGATGGATCGAATAGTGTCACTCTTACATCCGGAAGCGGGGCGGTAACGGTTGGCATCAGCTCTATAACTGTTGATCTGCCCAAAACAGCTATAACCGTACCAGGTGTTTATGTAGCAAGGGCAAGTTTCACCGATGCAAATTCAAAGGTTCGCGGGTTAACGCCAGAACCTTGGCATTTTACTTTTTATTGAAATAAGCAGCACACATAACACCCCGGCATCGTCGCAGGACGCTTCCGGGGTTTTTTTTAACCTACACGCCGTGAGGCGCAGGGGAAATAAAGATGAACGTTTTAACAAAAAATGGATTGATACCGCGCGCAGATTTGGAAGTGATCGATGAAATCGTCGAGGAATCAAACGCTCGCGTTTTCGTAACAGAATGGCGACATCATGGAGAATTAGTGCGGCGTGATGTGAACGTCAATATTCTCGCCGGTGTGGAGTTGGCAGGAGAGCAGCAAGCAGTCTAGTTTTTTTAACAATTAACGCCGCGAGGCGCAGGAGAAATTAAAAATGGCAAATACCCAGGCAATTTGTAAATCATTCCGCGTTGATCTTTTGAACGCTATTCACGCTTTCGGAACAACCGTTACACGCGGCGGCACTGGCGCTGACACTTTCAAAATGGCGCTATATCTTGCAACTGCAACTATTAACGCAGATACAACAGCCTACACCGGCACCGGCGAACTTGCGGCTACTGGCAACTACACGGCAGGCGGTAACGCTGTGACAAATGCAACGGCACCGGCCAATACTGGCGGAACCGGCATCGTGGCATTTTGGACGCCGAGCGCATCGGTAACATGGTCGAATCTGACATCATCTGGCTCATTCGACTGCGCGCTGTTATACAACGATACCAACGCATCCGATAAAGCCGTGGCCGCTTTCACGTTCGGCGCGCAATCAGTCACGAGTGGCAATTTCTCGCTGACGATGCCAACCAACGATCTGACGACCGGATTGCTGCGTATATCGTAATGGCTTTGACGCTTAAATACCAAACGAAGGCGCAGCTATTAACGCGCTTTCGTGAGCGTTACCGGACAGCCACAAAGCACGAATTAGCAAAGCTTGCAGCGTGGCTTTACGATAGATACAGCGACGGAGATTTGACCGCAACGCAGATCCGTAACGCTTTCAATCTCGACACGCAGGCAAAGTGGGACGCTTTCCGAGTTAAGATTCAAACCTTGCGCGATCAGTACACCGCAATTGATGGAGCAGTGGGCGAATGATAGCGACAATTTCAGATGATATTCAGGGATCACCGCGTCTTGTTTATTACCAAGTCACGGATGATTTCGGGGTAATTCATAACTACGGCCCGGTGATTACTTCTGACCCCGCGTTTGATGCCGAGGCGCATAAAACCGTGGTTTTGGATAGTGTCACAGCGTCGCTTGCTGAGGCTGAATTTAATCAGGTGATTGGATAATGGCTACATATTACGTTGATGACGGCGGCGGCAAGGCGGTATCTGCCGCAACAAATGCGAACCCTTGCCAGGTGACAGTCACAGGGCACGGATTCAGCACGAACGACAAAGTAGTGTTTCACAACGTCGGCGGCATGACGCAGATTAATTTCACGAATGGCAGCGCCGGATATACGGTTACAGTCGTTGACGCCGACAATTTCACAATTGGCATAGATTCCACGGCATACGGCACTTATACAAGCGGAGGGACGGCGCACAACGGCAAGTCATGGGGTGCCGCTTATACAAGCGTTTCTGCGCTGGATGATGTGTTTTCTTTCGCTTCTGGCGATATTGTTTATATTGGGCATGACCATGTTTGCCAGTATGCGCACACAGCAAATCGGACAATAACGGGGCCGGGGTCAGGGTTGCCGACAATATTTATCTCTGCAACTACGGGTTCAAGTCCGCCAGCATATCAGGCCAGCACAACAGATCAGATTGATACAAGCGAGGGATCTTATTCGTTAACATTGTCTGGAATGATGTCCGCATACGGGGTTTGTCTTAAATCCGGCAACGCAGTTACTATAAATAATACTTCGAAACACAAAGACATTACAATAAGACCCGCTGCAAATGGGCAGGTAACTGTATCGAACAGCACTTTAGGTAAGTTTGCGCATAAAAATCTAACAATTGATTTGACCGCTGACGGAACAACAAATAGGTCAGGAACAGTTATTAACTCAGCCGCGTCGCGCGTAATCATTTCTGGGTTGTCGTTTATTAACCCGGCATATCGCACTGGTACAGTAGTAAATAGCGGAACGTCGGATTCCGACGTTACTATCGATTCGGCTGATTTTTCTGGTTTTACGAATGCAACATCTTGTGAGCTTTTGAATGGGACAGCGTCAGGACGTTTGGTTTTTAAAAATTGCAAAACTGCCGGAACTTGGACTCCTGTTTCATCTGGCACTCCGTATGCCTCATGCGACGCAACTTTTATAAATTGCGGACCATCCGATGACAAAACGTATTTATTTAATAAAAAATATGAGGGCGAAATTATTTCATCCTCCAGCATTTATCGATCATCTGGCGCACAAATCGAAGGCACAGCGACAAGCTGGCTGGTTACAACAACGACAACATGCTCACAAGACGCCACATATTATTCGCCGGAAATTTATGGATACATCGGATCGATCGGCAGCAAAACATTTGATCTGTTTATAACAAATGACACCGCTGACTTCAATAACAATGAAGTTTGGCTTGAAATTGAGTATTTGGGCACATCGTCAAGCGGCAAATGGTCGAGCGCGAACGATTACATGGCTGACAGGTTAGCAACCCCGGCAGCGCAAACCGATGATACTACGTCAACTTGGAATGGGTCGGGGCCATCGTATACTTACAAACAAAAGCTGAGCGTGACTGCCACAGTGAATACGGTCGGAATGTTTCGTGCGCGTGTATGTGTAGGCGTTGCGTCAATTGCGTCGACTAGAAAATTCTATATTGATCCTCTTGTAACCGTTTCTTAAGGGCGCGCGATGGCGATAGCTGAATTAACAGGCCAGCGGAACACAACCGGCGGCGCGGCTGGTACGTCGGTTGTCTTTACTTATCCAGGGACGCCGACGCAAGGAAATCTGTTAGTCGCTGCGTTCTCTTGGCGTGGCGATACAACAGTCACAGGCGTTCCGTCTGGTTGGTCGCTTGCAACAAATGGCGGCAATGGATCAGGCATCGATTCAGCAATTTATTACAAGATCGCCGGGGCATCCGAACCGACGGGACATACATTTACGCTCGGGGCTTCAAATAAGTTCGCCGGATGTGCGTCAGAATGGTCTGGTATTGCAGCAGTTCCTCTTGATAAAACAAACAGCAACACAGGATCAGGCACGGCGGGCACTTGTGGATTAACTGGTACGCTGACACAGGCCGATGAACTGATCTGCGCGCTATTCAGTAATATCGATACTTATACGTGGTCGGCACACGATAACAGTTCTGCGGAGATATTAGAGAAAGCTTCAACCGGCGCGGGTACGTCGACAAGAAATAATACGTCACTTGCTACCAGGATCGTCAGCAGCACCGCCAGCGTTAACTACGGCGCGACGCTATCAACATCGGGCACGTGGTCGAGTGCCGTTGCAACGTTTAAAGCGGACGCAAACGTTAGCGTAGCATTGACCGGCAATGCCGTCACAGTCGCGCAAGATTCTCTCGCTAAAACCACATCAGCATCAATTTCCGGTCAGTCCGCAACTGTATCTGGCGGGACAGTAATTGCCGCGAATAGTGCCGCATTATCAGGCCAAGCCGTCACAGCCGCGCAAGATTCTGTCGGGACATCTGCGCCACCGATAACAGTTACTGCATATCTTTCCGCCGATGGCGCTTTGCAAACTTCCGGCATTACCGGCGCGGCGTCATTATCAAGCGGCATCTATCAATCACCGCCAGCTGGTGATATTTCTGTCGCTCTGACAGGGCAGAGCGTATCTGCCGCTATTGGATCTCTTGCCGAAACAATTACGACAGCTATCACAGGACTTTCCGTCGCGCTTGCGATTGGGTCAGTTACACCAGGCCAGGATACAAACGTCGAATTGACAGGCCAATCCGTATCGGTTGCGCAGGACAGTCTTACTCTTGCCACATCTTCGCCGCTTTCCGGGCAGTCGATTGTAATCGGGCAAGGCACGCTTTCCGCGTCAGCCGATTTTGGAATATCGGGTCAATCTGCGGTCATTGAAAATGGATCGTTGATTATCAGCGTTAATCGCGGATTAACAGGCGCGGACTTAACATCATCAAACGGCACGTTAACAGCAAATAATAGTGTCGCAACCAGCGGCCAGGCCGCAAACATTGAACAAGGATCGGCTGGTGTTGGTGTTGGCATATCAGGTCAAAGTGTAACGATAGCGCAAGGATCGGTTACAAATGGCGGTACTGACACCGCCTTGACCGGGCAATCGATTGAGGTAAACAGATCGAGCATTGTAGGCGATGCGTCTGTAGAGTTGATTGGTCAAGACGTGTCGTTTTCTATTGGATCGATTGCCGGGTACACCGATAGAGCATTGACAGGTCAGGAAATCCAAGCGGCGGCATGGTCAATCGGAACCGGCGCAAGCTTAGCGATCAGCGGTCAATCAGTCTATGTAACGCAGGATAATATTTCGGCATCACAGGATGCGTTTGCGGCCTTAATTGGCCAATCTCTATCTATAGAACAAGGGTCGATAACAGCAAGCCCGGCTGGCGTCTTATCCGGGCATGAAATCGCGGCCAGCACCGGGGCGATCACAATCGCAACAGATCGCCAGTTGTCGGGGGCGGAAGCGACAGTCAGTCAAGATTCGGTTACGGTAAGCCAAGGGGCATCAGTAACGATCACCGGGCAATCTACGACGACAGAGCGGGGATCGGTTTCGGCATCAAGCGACGCGACGTTATCAGGACAGAGCGCGTCGGTTAACATCGGCAGCGTTTTATCAGCGCCTTCTTCTCCAATTAGCGGCGAAGTTTTGGCCGCAGAACAGGGAAGTTTAGGCAAAGAATCCACCGTTTCTCTGACGGGTCAGTCGTTAAGCATTTCACGCGACACGGTAACAAGCAACTTCGCAGCCGAATTGTCGGGCCACGCGCTATCGGTCAATGCCGGAAGCGTTGCGCCATCGCCATCGGCATCACTTGATGGTCAAGCGGCAACATTAGAACTAGGAAGTGTTGTCGGCGGCCTGGACGTTGCGCTGTCGGGTCAATCGTTAACGGCGGGTCTGGGATCGGTCGGCGCGATTCAAACAATTGATGCGTACCTTACCGGGCAATCTGCGTCCATTTCCGGCGGTAGTATATCCGGGGCGGCTGATGTTGTGGTGTCGGGTCAATATGCCGCAGTATCACAAGGATCGGCTGCGGCATCTAGCGACACAGCATTGTCGGGGCAGGATGCGTCGGTTAGTGTCGGTAGTGTTGTTGTATCGCCATCGTATACAGTCACCGGTCACGATGCGATTGTAGAGCAAGGCAGCATTGGCAATCAGTCAGAAGTTGCGCTGACCGGGCAATCGTTAAGTATTTCTCGTGACACGGTCGCAAGTGATTATTTCACCAATCTGTCAGGCCAGAGCGTATCGACAGACACCGGAAGCGCGTCGATAGAATTTAACGTTGAGTTATCCGGCCAATCTGTCGCAATCGGACAGGGCGACATCGGCGCAATAAGCGGCGTAATAGTTGATCTGATAGGTCAGAACGTTATCACGGCGCAGGGCAACAACGGAGTCGATATATCAGCCGCTTTGACCGGGCAAGACATTTCGATTAATAGAAACTCAGTTGTCGGCGACGTATCAGTAATTCCAACAGGTATTAATCTGACATTCGCGCAGGGTGATGTCGGAAAAGAATCGTCGGTCGCGCTTACCGGCCAGGAAATAGCGGCCAGTCTTGGTAACGTTACCGCTGAATTATTGGCGGATGTTTCCGGCGCGAGCTTAACGGTTGAGCAACAATCAATTCAGCAAGCAGAATCCGGCGCGGCGCTAATTGGAATTGCGGCATCGGTTTCTGGCGGGGCTGCAGTCGCAAGCGTAAACACCAGCTTAACGGGTCAGTCGTTATCAATTGCCAGTGAATCGCTTTCTAGCGAATCATCGGCCGTATTATCAAGCCAGGCCGTTACCGTCTCTCAATCTTCGGTTCAAGCGGATCAACAAGCGGCAATAACAGGACAAGGCGCATCGATAGCAGCCGGATTGTTAGATACCGGCTTCGGGATCGATGGTCAGGAATTAGCCGTCGGGCTGGGCGATCTTGAAAAAAATGCAGAAGTTGCGCTGACCGGGCAATCGATAAGCGCGGCGATTGATTCTATTGTTGCGACAACAAACGATAAATTTTCCGCGTTAACCGGGCAATCATTAACCGCGCATGGCGGATCTGTCGCTCCATGGTATCCGCTCGAATCCAGCGTAACAATACAATTATCGCTCGCTAACCCGGCGATTGTTGTTTCAAATGCAAATCCAGAAATCATAGTAAGTTCAGCAAATCCGGCAATAACAATATCAATTTAAAAAGGAGCGCGCATGTTTGAAAAGGCATCATGTCCATTGGACGAAGAGAGGGCGAATCAGTTAATTGAAATGATGACTAGTATTGATGCGCGGCTTAGAAAGATTGAACGAAATAT